GTGCCAGGCAAAGGATTGTGCAGGAACAATCTTGTGTACACCAGTCTCATCAATCAAAATAAAACAGAATTTGTGCAATGGTTTCACAACGACACAGAGTATCACAGAGATCAAAACGAAGTGATGGATCCCATTCTGATGGAACAAAAATGGCAGAGAGAAGTGGACATGCTGCTGATGATGCATCACAATTTTCCAGAACACATTCCTGACATTTTGGAACTGGACTATGACAATAAAAAAATTATCTTTGGTGTTGATGGCGTGGATTTTTGGGAACAGAGTCACACACAGGGCATGGATGCAGTGCTGCCCAACTGGCGTGAACAAATGCTGGAGATACTGCAAGCACACAAAACATTAGGATTATACAAATATAGTCTACACCCTAGCAGTTACTTTGTGGTGAAAGGCAAATTAAAAAGTGTTAATTATTTCTTCTGTTATCACAAGAGTGAACCATTCATCACAGTGCAGGATCACTTCAGTCACATATCTCTGGACAGGAGAACGTTTTTGCTGCCTAAGATGAAAGAACTACACATTGACATGCACACACCCACAGACTTTAATCAATTACAAATTTTATGTTTAGAAAGTTTTAGAAACAATTATCCTAAGGATTTTATAGATGCTGCCATAGCACTGTACAAATAATCATGGAAGATATCAAAACAATCAGTTTGTGTGAAACTTGTTATAGACATTGTGCAGCAGAACGTGTCACACGTGCGGACGGAGTATATCTTGTAAAAACCTGCGAAGAACATGGAGTGATGCAGCACATGGTGGAACGAGATATTGAATTTTATCAGCAACTGCATTATGATGTGGAAGGATACACCATACCACATGGCATCATGGTGGAGGTCACTGATCGATGCAATTTAAATTGTCCTCATTGTTACCATAAACCTGATAACAAACTAACGGATCGATCCATAGAAAGTATCTGTGAACAAATTGAAGAAAAATTTCATGCAGAATCTGGTGCTGTGATATTGGCAGGCGCTGAGCCCACAGTACGTAAGGATCTTCCTGAACTCATACGAGAAATAAAAAAATTATTGCAAAGATTAGACAGACCCACAGATGTGTGCATACTCACCAATGGAGTAAAATTATCTGATAAATCATGGGTTAAAGAGATTGCTGCTGCTGGTGCTAACATGGTGATGATCGGCGTGAATCATCACACATATCAAGGTCACACAGTGCATCAGAAACAACTGCAAGGCATAGACAACTGTATTGCCGAAGGTATATTTGTGTACTATGTGGGATATACATTGGAAAGTTTGGATCATATGGAAGAGGTGTTGGAAGAAATTCAATCTTTGGGTCAAAAAAGTTGGCAGTATAGGATTAGAGCAGGTTCCGACATAGGCAGATCTCCCAATGAACCTAGATTCTTTCTCAGTGATCACGTGGCATTGATAAAATCTATCTGTGATCGCAAAGGTTGGACTTGGGAGAAAACTTCAGCAGATGATAATCTTTATCATTACATGGTGAATATCAATGGCATAACTCATAGAATTATACAATGGAGTGATCCTAAGACCATTGATTTGGAACAACTGCAGTGTGGACCTTGGTGCGACTTTGTGCCTGGTAAACCTGTGACAAATTTTTTACATCAGATCATGTTGCGAGATGCTGTGGTGAATAAAAAAATGATATTGCATGACACTGTGCCTGATCGTTATGTGATCAAAGCCAAAAACGTGGAATACAAAGAATCTCCATGGACCAATCGCAGTTGGGCTGACCACAAGAGTAAACAATCTAAATTGTTAAAAAAATAAAATTGATTAGTATGCTACGAAGTTAGAGAAGTGTACTTCGTATTTGAAAACCGTGCCAGATACAAATGTGTTAGGCGTTTGCACTCTTAATCTCACGTTTGCTCCACTGATATCAGCTGTGACTGCATTCACTGGGTTAGTGCCGGTGAATGTGGATGCAATAGATTGTATGCTGGCTGCTCCAGTACCGTTCGCAATCAAAAATTCTCCAATATAGCTGTCATTGGTACTCCAATGCACGTGAATGGTCACTTTGGCTGCTCTGTAAATTGCGTGAGCATAAGTCAATGCTGTGTAGGTTTCCAGAGTGCTGCTGGTCACTTGTGTGTATGTGCCTGAATTCATTCCGGTAGAAACTTTTTCTACACCAGCTGTAGTGTTGAAAGATGCATTGCCTGCCACTGATAATTTGGCAGTGGGAGCAATCACGCCCACACCCAGTTGTCCAAAAGAATCAAACACTAAATTATTAATGGTTGCGCCACCATCTGGAGAAGTAGCAAAACCAACCATGCCAGGTGTTGTGCCTGGACCTACTGGATGGTTTGTGTCAGTTTCAATATCAAAAGTTAATGCACTGGAAAATCTATAAGCAGTGCCATCGTGTGCTCTGGCCACTATGCCAAATATTGAATCACCTGGTTGAACTATTGTGGGCACACTGAGAGTGCCTCTGGAAACTTCTATTTCAAAACTGTTGGAATTCAAACCATCTGTCAATGCATTCATCTGGATAGCTTTGTTGGCAATCACCGGTGATTTGATAGCAAGTCCTACTCCCAGTGCTGAAGTATTGGTGCCGAATTGTACTTTGTCCAAACTGTTCAACAGTGTGATCACATTGTCAGTGATCACCACATCACCATTGCTCATCACATTGGTGGCAGGGTTGGTGCTCAATAATAATGTGCCTGCTGTGCTGTACACATCTGCTTTGATTCTTTTTAGTATGCCATCCACCATTGCTGTGGAGTCATCTGCAAACACTGACCCGTTGAGATCTCCTGTGACATCACCTGCCAAATTACCTGTGACGTTGCCCACCACTGCACCTGTGTGAACTCCTGCTGTGTTGCCTGTGACGTTGCCTGTTAAATTTCCTGTGACGTTGCCTGTTAATGCTCCAAAGATGTTTACAAAACGACCTTCTGCCCAGCGGTTGCCCACTGCGCCTATGTCACGTGTGTTGTCTGCATCTGGAGTTACGTCGGTGGTAATACCTGAAAATGCTACGGAGCCAGTGTCTACGGCTGTGCCGCCCACTGTTGAACCATCACCCACAAACAATTGTTTGGTATCTGTGGTGTAGATTAGTTCTCCCTGCAATGGAGTGATCAACAGTCTTTGTGCGTTTGTGCCACGTCTAATTCTTAATGCCATATGCTGTGTTGCTCCTTGTGTGTATTACTGTGTATTTATATCTACAATTGAGTTTATGGCCTTGAACATTTTACTTTTTAAAGAACTTTTTGGTGTGTTTTTCAATGTCTTTTTTGACCTTTTCTGTGTCCAGTCTAAAATCCACATTTTTGATGCTGTCTGTGTAGGTCTTAAACAGCTCATTTAATGTTTGTTCTAGGTTGTTGTTGGTGAGCTTTTTGGTGTTATTTTTGACCTTGATGTCCCATTTTTTACCATCTTTGAAAGTGACCTTGATGGCCAGCAGATACTGTATGGGTATGGCCCGCACAGTGACATCACTGAACACTTCTGGCCAATGATCCACAACATTTTTGGGCAAATTTTTCTTGCCAAATATCACCATACTGTGCCGTTATTCAGTGGGTTTGAGTTTGAGCTCGTCTGCTTGTTTGCGTAATCTTGCTGCTTCTTTGTACAATCTGTCTGCATCACTTCTCAACTTGGCAGCCAATTGTTCATCAGTCATCACAGTTTCTTTTTTCAAAGATTCCATCACTGGATTTATTATGCGTGTAGCCTGTGTGTTGTCTGTTTGTTCCACACTGGGTGTGATGGCCAACTCAGCAATTTTCAAACCTTTTTGCTGTGCTATGGCAGCATTCAAAGCATCCAAACTGATTGTGGTATTGACGTTTGGAGTCATTTCTATTTGATCAGCTTTGACTTTTTTCATCAATCCTTTCACATGAAATCTAGCCAGCATGATGGAACCATCACCCAATTGTGTGCGGGCCATTGCTTCTGCCAACTCATATGAAGTTTGACTGGCAGCACTGTTGATTAGATCCATCAATCTTGTGTGTTCATCAGATTCTAGATTGCTGGTGGGTATCACCAACGCATATTCAGGATCACTGGGCAACACTCTATATGCCACTCCCACTACCTCTTTGGTATCTTTAAATCTACCTAGATGTTTTAGTTCACTCATTACTTTTTATCTCCAGTGACTGGTTTTGCGGCTGGTGGAGTTGCTGCTGCTTGAGCTGCTTGTTGTTGAGCTTGAATAGCATTTAAAAATGCTTCCAATTTGTTGTATGTGGTGCCTACTGCTTGCATTTCTGGTGCTTTGAATGCACCTCTTTGTGATGCCACATCTATGATGGCTTTGATTGTGTTTAAATCCTGCACAGTAAGATCACCTGATTTATTGTCAGGAGCTCCAGCAGGAGTTGCAGCTTTGGCCTGTTCAGGCGCGACTGCAGTTTTTGTTTGTTCGTTCATTATGGTTTCTCCTTTGTATATACAGCAGTTATTTAACTGTTGATGATATAAGGGCAACCTAAAGTGAATAGAGTGAGTTCTTTGGCGTCTTCAAAACCAATTTTGATAGCATAGTCCACCTTTTGCTCATAGGAGTTCAGTACCATTTTTCCTGTGTAGAATCTGCCTTTGAGATGTATGCGTATCCAGTCATCCAGTTTGTCCTGCAAACTATAATCAAATCGGATCTGCATGTAGGTGAAATGTGGCAAGGGTTTGGAAACTTTTCTAATACCAAAAAAATTTAGAGCATTGGGCTCACCATTTTTCTGCAACATCAGTCTTCGTATTTGGTAGTGATACCAAATGGCGCTTCCACTCTGTCGTTGTGATTGTCATGTATCACAAACACTGTGTCACAATAGTTGGGATCTCCCCAACTGTCAAAGGTATAACCATCTGTGAACATGATTAATCTTTTGGGCACAATGTCATTTTCCTTCATGTATTCCCAGTTGCACATGAAATCTGTGCCACCACCACCCGTAATGCTGTACTGACTGATGTCACCATCATTGGGACCATAATCTTGTTCATTGTAAACCTGTGTGTCAAATGTCCAAACTTTTATCTTGTAATCTCTGTATTGATCCATGATGGATTTAATCTCACTCAAAAACACTGTCAATTGTTTTTCACTGATGGATCCACTGGCATCAATGGCCACAGCAATATCTATGGTTTGCTCAAACTGCGAACCTGGCAATACCACCCCTGAATGCCATCCTTTGCGGCTGGGTCTCATAAAACTGTAATCACTTTTGATAGTGCTTTGTATCTGTGTTTGTAGTATTTCTCTCCAATTCATTTTGGGGTTGGTCATGCTTTGCACAATTCTTTCCACTTCTTTGGGTAGGTTTCCTGCACCTGCTGCCTGTGCAGATTGCAGTATGGAATCCTTGATTTCGTCTCTGATTTTTCTCAGTTCTTCTTTGCTGAATGCGGGCTTTTTTTGTTTGCCTTTGTCTTTGTCTTTGTCTTTGTCATCTTTGCTGGGTCCTTGACCATTGTCATCACCCCAATCCAAATGCTCATCCAACAATTGTCCTAATTTCTTTAAACTTTTATCATCGTATTTTTTAAAAATTTCATCGTAGACTTTTTCTGAACTCCAACCTTCATATTTGAAGTCTTGGAATATGGGTATGTCTTTGGGCTTTTCACCAATGTTGTCTCTAACCAATGTGTTGTTCACAATGTAGTCACAGGCCACGTTGTAGATCTGTCTATCTCTTTGTTCAGTTCTGCCAATGTGGTCAAACACACAGTGCAGTATTTCGTGTGCTATCACAAATTCAATTTCTCTTGAAGAAAGTTTGCTAAAAAATTTTGTGTTGTAATAAAGATTTCTGCCATCAGTGGCTGCTGTGGGACACCATTCATCACACTCTTGAATGCCCAATCTAGTGGCCATGTTGCCAAAGAACGGATGTCTCAACAACAATCCTACTCTGGCCACAATAATTTTATCCAACACTTCTTGTTGTATTTTGTTTAATTTTTCTTGTTGTTTTGTGTTCATAATCATTTAATGAAATTGGGGCACCCTAAAGTGCCCCAATATGGTTACTCTTTTGGAGTGACCTTTTGTGCGGCAATCACATACTTGCCGTACTTCTCATGGAACTCATCGAAGCATTTGATACTGTCTGGATCAATTGGCAACTGATACTGTGTGAGTGCAAGTTTAATGCCCATCACCACTATTTCAGTGTCGAAGTTATCCATAGAAAATCTAAGAAACTTATTGACCTTGTCATTAAACTTCTTATCTTTCTTATCACATGCGTCTTTCAGTTCGTAGCAAAGGGAGACCGTCAAGGAATACATGGCACTGATTTCTTTGGTCTTCATTTTTTCTACCTTCCCTGACAGGATGTCAGACGGATTTGGTAGGTCCTTAGCTACTTTCCTATGAGCCATGAATTTTACTGCGAGTCCTTCACCCACAGCACCGCTTACTAGGTCGGCTGTGGTACTCTCGTCTATTTCGTCACCAAGTAATTCGCTGACGAATGTCCAAGATCTAGGAGTTGCAAATGATCTGCCTGAACTCTTGGGCTCAAAATCGTATAAATCTTTTTTGCTGAATGTGAGGAAACCCACCACATCTTTGTGTATGTTGTGTTGCACAGCCCATTGAAACCAATCTTCAAAATCCACTTTCATTTCAATGTGTATGAATCTATTGGCCAATGGCGCAGGCATTCTATATGTGATGCCTCTGTCTGCTTCTCTGTTACCAGCGGCAATAATCACCACATTGTCAGGCAGTTTGTATGTGCCCACTCTTCTGTTGAGAATCAATTGATATGCTGCCGCCTGCACTGATGGTGCGGCTGAATTCATTTCATCCAAAAATAGTATAATTTTTTTATGATTATTAGCCATTGATTCTGTAGGCAGTTCACTGGGAGCGGCCCAAATCATATTGTTTTCTTTGGCATTGTAGTAGGGAATTCCTTTGATATCTGTGGGTTCCCATAAACTTAATCTGATATCGATCACTTTGGCATCTATGCTGTCTGCAATCTGATGCACTATATCGGATTTACCAATACCAGGTGCTCCCCATAAAAATATAGGACGTTGTTTGTTGATTGCGTGTGTGATGCTTCTCTTTGCGTTGTTGGGACTAATCTGTCTTACTGCTAGACTGTCTTTGTCTGACTTTGCCATAATGTACTCCTTTTTTAGTTTGTTTCAGTGCCTTATTGTTATTACATAATAGCATCTGAAGAATAATAAGTCAAACTTTTTTGAAAGAAAAAAGTGTTCAGATTCAACAGTTTAAAAACACTTGAAAATTGTGGATAATTTAAGATTCTAATGGTCTACTCATGGCCTTAATTAATCCATACTTGCGTATGTCGCCTGAAAACAAGTGAAGTTCCATGGCCTTTTTCTCATTGGTCACCACAATGCCATCCGCTGCTAGATAGTATGGGCAATCTATGAATTTGTCCAAAAATATCAACACTTGTGTGGTTATGGTGAATTCTAAAGGAAAAGGCACATCATAAGTCTGTAATTGCAGTCTTTCTTGCACAAATTTAAGACCTTCTTCAGTGAGCCTCAAACCTCCTTCAGTTTTTACTCTACTGTTTTTCCACCAAACGGGTAGGTATTCTTTTATGGTAGTTTCAGTGATGCTTATATTAGCCTGCTGGAGGAATATTTTAGTGTAGGTATTTTTCCAGTCCATTATTTTTCTGTGACTGTTTCACCTTGGGTAAGTTTGACCACAGTAAAATCTTGCACATTGAAAAGAGTGTTGAGTTTCTTGGCAAGATTGAACGCATGTCCTGGATTTGAAAAGGATACTTTCTTATACTTGGGGCCAGGATAATTGGTGGTCATGTTGGATGATTTGAGATTGAATGGTTTGTTCTTGTAAAACACGGCCCATATGGCTTCTGCATCCAAAACCTGTTCGGATTTGTAGTCTTTTTTATTAATGTTCTCCAAAAGAACTGTAGGCTTGGGTCTGCTCATGCATCTCCTTATGAACTGAATTAAGCACACATATTTATGTCTTTTGATAAAATATATTTTGGTAAGACTACTGCTAGTGGTGTGAGATTGCTATTTAAACAGGGTGTAAAACAGCACACACAGTAGGCTTAGTGTGGATGCGCCACTGATGCATAGTAAGGGAAAAAACGCCTTCAATTTGAATCTAATCCACATGTTTTCGCCTTCTTCTTGGAAGTATTCAGGAGCAGTCATGTAGGGATTAAAATGGTTGTTGGGCAGTGTGGTGTTGGCTATTTGCTCTATTTCTTTGTCACTGATGCTCACAGTTTTCCTCCATCCATCTGTATTTGTATGGGATCTGCTTGATCCTTTTTGACCAATAGATTCTCATAATCACCAGCCAATCTACTCATCACAATGCCCAAAGCATAGGCCACATTTTTGGCAGTGGTAATGTCTATTTTCACTTCTTTTTGATTGCTTTGATCAGCCACTTTGATCTGCTGGATCAATTGCTGCAAGGGTGCTGTGTTGATGGGTGTGGTCATTGATTTGTTCCTTGTTGTTTGTTGGCACTGCTGAGTTCCTGTTTCATTTCCAGCAGTGTTTTGAATGGTCCTCTGTTGGGATATCTATCTATGGTCAACAGTTTTGGGCAAAAACTTTTGACCCATCCTTTTTCAAATTTGATAATGTAATATCCAGCACAGTACAGTGATTTGGATTTTTTACTTTTGGTGAACAAAGGCAATTTTTTCTGCACATCAAATATTGGATTGCAAGGTTCAAACTTGGTGGGATATCCATACACTGTGTTGAAGTCCACAGTGGACTCTTGTGACACAGTCACAGTGGTGTTGCCCCACAACCAATCACCTTGGAATTCTTGTCGTAATTGCTGTTCAGTGTCAAACATTTTTGTACCAGTGGCACAACTGAACATGTATCTGTGATCTTCTTGACGACACAGGGTGCCCAACTTGATACCTTCTGATTCCAGTATCCAAAATTTACCATCTAAGATGGGCTTTGCAATTACAGTCATGCAGTGACCTCCTCTTTAATTTTGTATTTGGCATTCAATGGTTCAGCATAACTCTGTGCTTGATCCACAATTCTTTGCATGTCCCATTTGGCACAAAATTTGATCAATTTGATTCCCACTTGTTCCACTGCTTTAGGTTGGGCTGCTTGTGCCACAGTTGCAGACATAATCTGTTTAATTTCATCTGGCTGTGCTCGTAGATTACACAGTATCACGTTTCTGTTGTAATCATCCAATACTCTGTGCTCCACACCTTCGTGATCCATCCATCTCTGCAACATCATGTTGTTCCAATTGAATCCTTTGTTGGTTCTATCTTCATATGCTTCTCTCAATCCCACTTTGGTCTTGGTGCCTTTGGTCCTCACTCCTGGAAATGCAGAAAATATGTTGTCTGTGCTGTCACCTCTCACGCATTTTTCAAACAGTTGCCATTCAGGTTCAGGTGCTGTTTTATTCTCTCCTGTTTTGTTGTCTTTGACTGGATTGCCTTTTTGATCAAAATATCCTTCATGAGTGATTGTCACTTCAGAAATACCATTAAATTGTTTCACATTGGGTGCAATTAACTGTGCAAAATCACTGTCAGTGCTGATGATCACATGCTGATCTCTAGGATGTGCTTGTATCCAAGCAGATATAAGATCATCTGCTTCTAATCTTGCATTTTGCAACACTGTGCAATTGGTTTTGTTCTGAATAAATTCTTTAAAATTATCAAATGTCTCCCAAAACACTGTTTCTTCTTCTTTCTCTTTGGCTGTGAGTGCTGCACGTGCATCTGATCTGTTGCGTTTGTAGGGTGCGTAAAAATCCTTGCGCCAACTGCGTCCTTCCAAACAAAATACCACATGATCTCCACGAAAGTCTTTCCAAACTTTTCTAACACCATTTAGAGTGATGTGCAAAGCCATGCCTATCTTCTCCGACACGTCTCCATTGGTCACATGACGTGATCTAAAAAATACGTTAGCAAGATCCACAAGCAAGTAAGTCATTAACTAATTTCTGATCTATCCTTTCCAAGTTTATTCACATTGATGTATCCAGCGCCACGTGTGGGGTCCTGTCCTTGTTCCTGTAGTACATTTCTTGTGACTTCCTTAAACCATCCATCCACTATCTCTTCATTGGTTTCACCTTTGTATCCTGCTGTGATCAATTCTTCTATGAAAGCATTGTTCCAGTCCAGTTCAAAGAAACCGTTTCTAATGTTTTCTTTGTTGATGTGAGTTTCCAGCACTGCCACCCAAGGCTTGCCTGCTTTGGTCGCTGCTTCTTTTTCACGCAATAATGCTTGATGTGATTCACTCATCAGTTCAGTTTTATCATCTTTCTTAAATATTTTTTTAACTTTGTCAAATATACCCATGTCTTTTTTCTCCATTATGTGCCCCATGCATTTTTAAACAGAGGCACCTGTAATCTATCACTGTATCTATATCCCATCTTCATTGCCAGTTCTGCCACTGTTTTGTTGTTCATATGATAGACACTTTCTACTCCACCCACAGGCATCAGATACACTGATCCCGAGAATCCTGCTTTACGATAATCTTTCACTGCTTCCATGGCTTCCAGCACATCTGTTTGATCTGCCACCACAAATTTCAAATACACATGACCCACTTCGGCATATTCAGCCACCACTTCAGGCAGTATGGCTTCTTCACGTTTTTCTCCGCTCACACTTAATTTTGCACTGACAGAAAATGTCACACTGTCTTTGTTTCTGTTGTTGCGTTGTGTCCATTCTTTCAAATATTTTTTAAAATCCTCATGCAATTTCTGTGTGCCATTGGTCTCAAATGTGATTTCTTTTAGATCCTGCATCTTCACATGTTCCAACAGATCAGGATATGCTCTCTGCCAACCCAACAAAGGTTCTCCGCCTGTGAATATGAAATGTTCATCCACCCATTTTTTATGAGGCAATATCTCCATTGTTCTTTCCACAATGGCATCTGATGTCAGCATGGGAGATAGATCCTTGAATCTTGGATCCCAAGATGCATATGAATCACAGCCTGTGTTCACCAAAGGCAGTTCTTTGTAATCTTTGAATGGATGCAGTTTGTGTTGTTCAAATACTCTGTCATTCTCATCACTTCTCATGCCTTTGGTTAGGCCAAATCCAGCACAAGTAAAATTACAGCCAAATGTTCTCAAGAACACCGAAGGCACTCCCATGTAGCGTCCTTCACCTTGTATGCTGTAAAATAATTCTGCTATCTTAATCTTGCTCATACTAATTCTTCTGCTATTCCCAACAGTTCAGCTATTATCAATAATGATCCTGCTGTGATAAAATGTCCGTATATCAATGCTACTCCTGCAATGATTCTAAATCCACTTTTGATCAGTGATATGTAAAAATGTCCTCGGCTGTTGTCTTTAGGCTGTATGTTCATCTTTAATTTCTCCCAATGGCGTTGCTGTGGATGAATCAGTGTAATCTAAACCTGATTTGTTGTATTCTCTCTGCACAGTTTCCTTAATCATAATGCCATCTCGAATCTTGTATGTGATTAACTCTTGTCTAATCACGTTTGCAGTATCTCCTTGAAATGCTGCGTAGAATGGTCCATCTTTAGTTTTCATTTGTTCTCCTATCTTGGTGCAAATTGTTGTTGCAGGTTAATATTATCCATAAATTCTTTTTTAGTGCCAGCATCATCTTTAAAAGCGCCTTTCAGCACAGTAGTCTGTGTGAGTGAACTGTGTGCCATTATGCCTCGGTTTTCACAACAACCATGTGTGGCTTGTATGTAAACTCCAAGATCTCTGGCTCCTGTGGCTTTTTGAATTTCATTAGCAATATCATTACACAATGCTTCTTGCAGAGTGCCTCTTCTAGCACACCATTGTGCAATTCTAGTGTATTTGCTCAAACCTATCACTTGGCCATTGGGAATGATTCCAATGTATGCCACGCCGCTCACTGGTTGATGATGATGACTGCACACTGACTTCAGTTCAGATCGCACCACCAACATGCCTGTGTAGGCATCTGTGCCCACATTGGGAAATGCTGTGGCATCGGGTCTGGTTTCATATCTACCACTCATTAATTCTGTAAGATACATCTTGGCCAATCGTTTGGCAGTGTTCTTGCTGTTGGGATCGTTGTCTGTGTCAATCACAAGACTTTTTAACACAGACGCAAATGATTCAGTGACTTCCTGTTCCAACTGATTCAATTCATCCTGTTCAATATGTGCTGAAATATTGTCATTGGCGTGAAAATTTGCTCCAGCAGCAATCAATCTTTGTCTTATCTTTTCAGATGTTTTCATTATAATCCTTATATTGTTTTATTTTAACAGATTTGTTGCAGTTTGTCAACAATTTGCGCCAGCACAATTTGGTTGCCTTCATCATTGTAATGATTAATCTCCCCTCTGTAGTTAGGCCATATCATGCTGAAGTCCAACAGATTGTGTTCCTCTACAAAATGGTTACTGATACCAAAATTGTCTATGTGCAGACTGGTCACTTGTTCCAATCTTCTGTGTATTTCTCTTCTTACTAATCTATAGATATCTTTTTGGTATTGATCATCATAGTGATATCTAAACCAATTTTTGGCAGTGTCTAAACTTTTATTAAACCAACTGTTGCGAGATTCAATGTCATTAAGAATCAGATCACAATCTTTGTGCAGTCCTTCTTGATGTATGGGATGGCGTGGAGTGTGTACTCTGCTGGGACTGGTATGACTCACTATCACACAGTTATAATCATGCTGCCACCAAGGATTAGTTTGGGTAAAATCCATCAGCTGTCGCAGTATTTTGTATTCACTCACACCTGCCTGTGCAAGATTGGTCACATCATATTGTGTGGCCAACTGACTGGGCCAACCAGTGCTGCTGTTGGGCCAATCACAAGCAAAACTGTCACCTATGATTAAGATTTTTTTTGACTTTTTATCCATGGTATGTATTTCTCCACAATCAACTTGTGATAATCAAAGTTATAATGTTCTTTGTCATGCAATAGATAATCAACAGGATTGACATTTATATCCAACATGTATTGTTCAATGGTTTTTTCTGCCACGGTAGTGTGTTTTAATTGACCATAATATTCCAAACTTTTGGGCCATTTTAATCTGTTCATGAAGTTAAACACATAAAGTTTGGCGTTGTGATCTCCACATATCCTATCCCATGCAAACACATTCAGTAAAAAATCACGTCTTTCTAAATGTGTGTTCAATTCAAAAAACAATTTGATCTCCATAAAAGTATTTTTTCTAATGTCTGGCTTCTGTAGTCCTTCAGTTTCACTAATCTGCAAGCCTGGAAATCGATTGTAGTCTTCTGCTGTGGGTTTATTGTATAATTGAACTCTGCCTTCTTTCAACAATAGATCCAAATATTTTTTCACTGCATCTGTGCTCTGTTCACATTCATGCACAAAATAATCCAAAGGCAATGCTTCATCTGTGAGTTTTTCGTCAAAGGCCAACACAAATCTATTCAATGGTGCTAAACAAAGAAACACTTCATCTGTGTCTGGAAATTTATTAAACATGTGTTTCATCCAATCAGTGTACATTCTATTGGTTGTGCCTGCATGTGCATAGATGCACACAGGTTTATTGTTCACTGTGTTGTAAATTTCAGCATAGTTGTTATTATTCCAATAGGTATAACTGCCTGGACCTGTTTTGTCAGGCACAGTGACATATCCACAAGTGTGACTGTCTCCTATGAAAAATGCTCTAGTCATTTTTATAATTTCCTTTGTGAGGGATCACATGACGCACACCGCCTCTGGGATCCACCATATCCCCTTTGCGTCTTGGAATTAAATGTACATGTGGATAC